CAAGGTAAGTCTTATAAGTATCAAAAGGCACCATTCAAAAAAGTAATATAGGATTTTTTGCCGAGAAATTTTTCCCCCTAAAATGAAATTAAAAGACTAATCTGGCACGGGAGGTCTTCTTCAAGAAGTTTAATTCCATAGCCTCATACTTAATCTTTTCCTTGAGTGGTTTAGAAATAAGTTTCGGAACAGACTCAACATCAATACTATTCTTCTCACAAAAGTGAACAATAGCATCGATGTAGTTCATATCTTCATTATGTTGCACGAGATTCTCGATCTCTTGGGCAAACCGAGAAGGACAGAAAAACTTATTCTCTAGTGCTTTTTCTAATTCATTCTCCATTTGACCTAACACAGTGATGTACAATCTTTTTCCTCAACTTTTGTTCATTCTAACACATAAAAATATAAAGTCAAGAAACTTGTTCGAGTTTATCGTTGACAAATTTCTTAATGTATTGTGTAAGTAGTCTGATATATTTTGCTTTGTCGTATTCTTCGTAGACTTCTACTTCTCCGTTCTCACAAGTCATAATGATCACGAACTTCTTTACGGATAATCCAGTGAGTTCATGAAGCATACATGCATATGCACAACACTGAACAAAGTATCCATCAATCCACTCTCGTGGTTTTGGTTGTTTGGAAGTTTTAAAATCGATGATGGAGAGTTCACCATCGAACTCTGCAATACAATCTACAGTGCCAGCAACACCTAAGTATTGACTATAAAGAGAACCCTCAAGGGCATAAATGTTATTTATACGATTGAGAGTAGGTTTGGCAATCTTAAATAAGTGTTCGGAAATCGGTTGAACATCGGATAAATTCCGATTATGTAAGTAATCTTCAACAAGTGTATGAAGATCTGTTCCCCGACTTGTAGCCTTGCGAGTGATCTTATTTGCTTCCTCTTCACCAACTTTAGCTCTCCAAGAAGCAAACTTTTCTTTACTATAATGACTAATGACAGAAGTAATAGAAACAAACTTTTGGAGTTCTTCTAAGATAGGAACCTTGTAATAACGAACTCCATCAATCATCTCCCTCTCAAGTTGAGGGAGATCTAATTCAACATGATTAAACATCAGAGATTCAATTCCATCTTAGCGACCAGATATTCCTTACAGAGTCCAGAACGAACAATGTCCTCTACACCAAACTCAATCATCGACATCGAAGGCATTACTCTCAGAATACGCATGAAGTCAACGATACCATTGCGTTCGTTAGTCTTTACAAGGTCAGACTGAGTTGCATCACCACAGAACATAATCTTAGAGTTCTCACCTACACGAGTAATGATACTATCAAGTTCGTGGAAGTTCAAGTTCTGGAATTCATCAACGATGATGATTGCATTATCCAAAGTAGTTCCCCGAATAAAAGAAGTACTCCAGAAACTAATTGTACCTTGAGTCTTAAGATTTCCATAGAGCATCTCAAATGCAGAGTCATCAGGCATCTCGAACATGTACTTTACCATGTTCTTATAAGGAATCTGATAAAGACTTGACTTATCTTCATGGTCTCCAGGAAGGAAACCAATCTCACGAGTTGCTACAAGTGATCGAACAAGATAGATTTTTTCGTAAGGAGTTTTCTCATCAAGAACATCACGCAGAGCATTATAGAGTGTGATAAATGTCTTACCAGTGCCAGCAGCACCATAAGCTATAATATTTTGTTCAAGTTTATATTGTTTGAAGAGTGCCTCTTGATTATCAGTCAAAGGTTCAATCGTCCTCATTATATCAAGATTGATTGGCTTCTTGCGTTTCATCTGTCTATTGCTCATTCCAAAAGGTACAGGATTCGGTGCTCTTTTTCTTGCCATGTATTAAAGGGGTTTTACTTTTGAACCAGGCATTTTTGATGCTCGACGAAGAACATCATTCCACCCTGGATTTTTATTAACAAGTTTCTGTTGCCACTCACCTACCTCACCGACTCCAGCACATCCTTGAGACCAATCTTTGTCCCAATCTGGATTGTCTTTTCTCCATTGTTCATAGTCAGCAACTGACATGACAAGTTCTTGTGTATCACCTGTCTTAAGATTTTTAACTGGATATACTGGCATGTTTAAGAATAATGTATAGGGATATTTATTCGATAGTAATAGATGGTGCATCAGAACACTCAGAGCAACCCTCACGAGTCCAACCAAGTGCTTCAGATACTGCAGGAAACTGACAAGTAAAGATACAACGAACGAGTTCTGCAATCTCCATATGTTCCTTCTGCGTACCGTGTGCAGAACGAAGATCAATATAATGGATCCAGGACCTTACAGAACCTGTCATATAGAGTCTTGTAGGGGTCGCTAGAGGCAATACGAACCTTGCACACTCCTTTGCCACACCCTTCTCTAGAAGACGGTTGTAGAGTCTCAGAGCCTGCTCAAAATGAACACGAATGTCTTCTGTCAGAGTCAGACGTAGATAGTCAGGAATGTCATCAATACTATTCTGACGATTCTTAGTATCCTGACGACGCAGTTCAGGAAGAGGAATAGTCTTATTCAAGAGTCCTGCATCAGCATATCGTTGCGAAAACTCTTGATATGTGAAGGACCTATGCCGGAGAATCTGAGCCGCAATACCACGAGTCGTATTGATCTCTACAGTCATCGAAGCTTGTTCGAAGATACTCCAGTGTTGATGTTGAATACAATACTTGAGTAGTCCAGAGAACTTTTCATTCTCTTGATTAGCAGGATTACTCACTCTTGCACAGTAAGCCATATGCTTCTCTGCATCTGGAGTAACACTGATGAGTTTTACTTCTGGTTTCATAAACTCAAACTCTGTTAGTTCAGTCATCGTCATCTAAATCACTATCCTCAAAGATTTCATCGTAGTCAGCAAGATGAGGCACAATATCCTCATAATTTAGGTAGGAATCAGTATCAGAATAAACTTCTGATTTAAGGCAATCAACAAGAGATTCTAGATTCCTTATGATTAGCTTTAGTTTTTCTTTGTCCATCTTATTGAACCTCCACAAAGGTAATTATACACAAAAAAAGAGGGGTCGTCAAGACCCCTCTACTTCAAGCATTTTTTCAAACCATTCCACTAAATGAATACGATAACAAGACCAGTATCTACATCCACGATATGTTAATAGATAACAAGCAGGTCCTCTACTATCCTTGTCCATATCATCATAGTGATAATGGTAGTCTTGCATTACTTACTTAGCAATAGAACTTCTGCATAAATTAAGAAGATAAATGCTGTTGATGCTCCAGTGATTGCAGCAATTGTGGCAATCATTTTCCTGCTCCAACATTAGCAAGTTGTGCTTGATAACGACGTTGCTCTTTTTGCTTCTGCTCTTTAATGAGTTGAAGCACATTAAGTTTTTTCATTATTTATGACCCTCCTTAGTAAACTTAACACCACGATAGGTTTCATTATACTGTTGGGGTTGTTGCATCATTTGCTGCTGATACTCCAGACGCTTCTGGGTATCATACTCGATGCCACGATAAACTACCTTAGCCATTGGGGTTTCCTCCAGAATGAGAGTTTTAATTCCCGTTCCTTTGGGCGGTTTGCGTTCTCTATTTGCGAATAGAGAATGAACGTCCCGTTCCGCCGTCCTACTTGCGTCAGAGTTTCCTCTGATGAACGTAAGGTCATTATAGACCCGTCAATCTAGTTATGCAAGTAACTTTGTAAAACGTTATACCAATTTTATTATTTCTCAATCTTGATTCTTTCTATCATACTGATGCCATTCACACCAACCGTTAGGAGAAATCTTACCACTCACAGCAGTACAAGCATTAGGAGGTCTCCACATATTACAGTTGGAGCACTTCTCATTTTCCTTTGGTTCGTTTTGATACTTAGCAGTTATTTTGGAAAACTTTTCTTCTTCTGATAAAAACTCTTTAAAACTTTTCATTAATCTCTCTGTCTCCAGTCGTCTGGTTTATCCCCAGTGAAGAAATCAATAATATCATCAGCACCATTAAATCTGGTTCTATGGTTTGATGGATCTGGATCACCTAGATCTAGTGCATTCATAAAACCATCTAAACTATCTTCCTGCATATCAGGATTAGATGCACGTCTTCTTGCCTGCCTCAAAAGAGTTGCTGCAGATCGATTTGCCTTACCGAGTTTTTCT